ATTGTAAGTTGATGTAATTCATAATTGTTTCCGCAATAAACACATGTACAATCGAAGTGCTCTTTAATAGCTCTTCTCCAGAGCTTTTTAGCGTCAGGACTTGTCATGGTTATTAGGTTGTATAAATAATGGTTAGGGGTTGGTAGTAATGGGGTCAACGTCTTTGTGCTCCTCCTCTACCTCGGTTTGTTTTACGAGATTCTCGTTTAAAAGACCCATCAGATTGTTTAGATGCATCCATCTTAGAACCTGTAGGTATCTTTAAACTAGCTCTAGCTTCAGAGTGTTTACGCTTATATGCTTTAGAATGAGCGTATTTACCGCCAGGGCTGTTGTCTTTTACATGCTTAGCACGAGACTTAGCATTTGTTTTATATGTTTCAGTTGACGATTTTGCCATACATCCTCTGGTTTACTAGGTCAGGGTCTACTTTAGGTAAGATATTAGCTAACTTATCTAATGGGTTTCCATCGTAAGCGATTCCACTAATATCATTAGTTTTCATCAATGGTGTTATCAGTAGATTCTGCATAAGCTTCAAGTAGTTGTATAACTAGTTCCTTTACAGCAGATGAACTGAGGAACGCCATGAGGACGGGTTTGATAAGTACGATCATTTATTTTTTAGTGGTAGTTTTTTTAGATTTTGCTTTAGAATATTTAGCTTCTAGTTCTTTTCTAGCAGCATCTCTTTGGAAAGAAGAGACTTTTGCTAAATAGGCTTCATCGGCTTCTGATAATTTACTCATTTTAAAAGGGGTTAAGTTTTTGCCACCATTTCTTTGGTGGTTGTGGTGGTAGAAGATCAGCTTTAGTTTCTGCTTCTGCCTTTTTATATGCTGCGATTGGAATAACATCACTACACATGTCATAAACACGTGAGTTAGGGACAAGCATAAAGCCTTTCTGTTGTAATTCCGCACACTTCAAGACTCTAACTAATTCATAGTCAAGTCTCATCTTTTCTTCTTGTCTTGCCGCCATAGTGCGACATCTTTCTAATCCTCTTTTATCTAGAGGAACCATAAAATTAATTTGTGCTCCCCAGTTCTCAGCCATAGTATAACTAGAAGGTCTCATACCTTGTTCATCAATATCCCAAGGCTTTGTATGATTCCCCATATAAAATGGAGAGAAAGTCATTGTAGAACCATTACATGAAATATTAGATCCATAGTGCTGTCTTGACGGTGCTCCATTATTCTGGAATTGCACCGCTTGGTTGGTTACATTTCCCGTTGCAGCAGCTACTGGATTACTAACATTATTTGTATCTTCTTCAGCTCGGACTGGTGCTATTGAGAGAAGACTGATAAGGAGACCGTAGTAGAAGTAGTGTCGATTTCTCTTTCTATTTCTGTTATTGATAACACCTGACTGGCTGCTCTTGTCACCACTTCTAAGGTGAAATCGCTTCCAGCTGTTGTTAAGTTCCATACCGAATCTGAATCCGTTATACCTCCTGATGAGGCTGAAGAGTGAGTCAGGTTGTCTCCTGACCACTTTTGTAATGCAGACCCATAAGTGGTTGTAGTAATTTCTTCTACAATCTCTTGGGTCGTTGTTGTTGTACTGTTCATCGAACCCTGGGTGAAATTTGGGGTTACTAATTCTGCTCTCGCTACCGTGGGTGATGCCAGTAGGAAGAGTAAAAACCATTTTTTCATTCTTCCTTTTTCTTTGCCATTGGACAGTTTACAGCTGTACCTTTGTCTTTATTATTATTACCAGTAGATAAACCAAATGTTGCAAGTGCTCCAGTAAATACCGAAGCTACGAACGTGATATCACTGTTACCAGCTTTCTTTATCATAGGTAATTCTACGTAGTTCATTGTAATGATAAATCCACTCCAAACTACAACTCCAAGACGGACAAATGTACCTAAGATTTGAATTTGGTGTTCTTGATCCTCTGCTGCATCTTTCAGCTTTCCGAGGAGTCCTTTTTCTTTCTCTTTTCCTTCCATTTGTTAATTTTAGCTTGTAGTTGTTTTTGAACTTTCTTTTTGATTGGTTCAAATAAAGATTGGGTAACAGTAGTAGTAGCAACTGCTACCACCGCTGTTGTTACAGCAGTAACCACCACAGCAGTTTCAGGTATTGGCATTTGTATATCCAATACAGGAATCTTTAACTTAGGTGGTTCAGGCTGTTCAGTTTTCTTTTCAGGTGCTACCTCTTCAGGAGCTTCCAGATCGCTCGGAGGAATCACCATAGGTTTATATGATGGTATCCGAGCTGAAGGTGGCTTAAACTCGATTGTAGGTAGGTCTAAGGCTCTAGGAAGATCAGCTGTAGGTAGATGAAGACCCATTAATCACCAAAACCTTTGTTATCGACAGGAGGTTTAGTTGCAATTAAATGGGCTTTCCAAGCATCTTTTACAGCTGTAGTCCAGTATGTATTACATAAAGTTTGGACATCAGCTGCTTCAGAGCTTACATCTGTAGGTACCAAATTATCACTTGCATCTAAATCACCGCAATTTATGATTTTACGATGAATAGACGATGATAGTTCTTTACCATCTTCTTTAATAACAGTTTTTTCTTGTATCGCTATGGCTTTATACTGCCCAATAACTTCAAGTTGATCTTGTTCTATTGTTTTAGTTAATGTCATAATTAAATTAAATCCTGTAAGTTAAGTACCAATACCAAGTGTTACTACCACCTTGGTCATGATAAGTTAGTGCTGACCAACCACCGCTATCACTCTTATAAACATAGAAGTAACTAGTACCATTATTTATAAAGCAAGCTAAGTTTTGATCACTATCACCGTTATATTCAGTCATAACAGCACCAGTAGCAACAGTACCACTAGCATTATATGGTAATCCGTTAATTCTCATAGCTGCGCTATTGTTGTCATCTAGATCGTCTAGATAACCCCAACAATGTACAACGTTACCTGTTCTAACATAGTAACCATAACCACCGCTATGACCACTACCCCAGTTTGGTACTGGAGTCCAGTTACCAGTAGCATAATCACTTAAACCTGAGAAACTTGTAGCCCCAGCTGAGGTTACATAACCAGCACCGTTAGTAAGTTGGTTATTGTTTGTAACATTAGTTGCTCCATCTGCAACGTTTAAAAGAGATCTTGCAGCTGCCGCAGTATAAGAACGTCCGTAAGTATCACTTCCATTTGTACCTGTAAAACGGCCCATCCCAGAACTATTTGCACTGGTAGCAAAAGTTCCGTTCATATTTATATAATTTCCCCACATATAACCGTTACCATCTGTCCTAACTATTCTATTAGCACCATCTCCAGTTACAGGGTTTAAACCATCTACAGTATCAGCATCAAGTCCAGAACCAGAACCATCTACAGTTTTAATAGCTGTAAGAATCTCAGCAGCACTCTGGTCTGCGGTTGCTCCAGATTCAATTCCGTCTAATTTACTTCCATCAGAAGCCACATCTCTGCCATCGACTGTTCCACCAACTACTATGTTTTGACCTATTGAAGCTCCACCTGTGGTTTCAACTGTTTGGCTTCCAAAGTCAGGATCTATTTTACTTCCAGCTATTGCAGCACTACCATCTACTTGAGCATTGACAATTCCATTACTGTTAAGTAATGTTTTTATTTCTGCTGCTGTCTGATCATCTTTAGCACCACTTTCAATACCATCAAGTTTAGCACCATCAGAAGATACATCTCTTCCATCAACTGTTCCACTCGTTACAATGTTTTGACTACCAAAGTTAGGACTAATCTTTGTACCAGCTATGGCAGCACTACCATCTATTTGAGCATTAACAATCCCATCAGCATTAAGTAATGTTTTTATTTCACTAGCTGTTTGATCAGCTGTTGCACTAGCTTCTATAGCGTTTAATTTAGAGTGGTCAGCATCTGTAAAGACATTGGAGTCAGAAGCTGATTCAACAAGCGTTCTTATTTCTGACGCTGTTTGATCAGCGGTAGCACTTGCTTCTATTGCATTTAATTTACTATGGTCATCATCTGTAAATACATTACTATCAGATGCAGCTTCTACAGCAGCTCTGATCTCAGCATTACTTTGATCAGCTGTTGCACTAGCTTCAATACCATCAAGTTTATTCTTTAAAGCTGTAGTAAAGTTATTATCAGTCTGAGTAGTAATAGTAAAATCTAAAGTATTATCATTATCGTCATACGCTACAGTAATACCTGATTCAGTATTACTTGTAACCATGTCACCAACAGTATCTGCGATATACTCATTAAGAGCAGTACCGTTAACTGTTATAGCATCAGCTTCTAATGTACCATCAACATCTACATCAGTACCTACATCTAAATTATCTGCAATTACAGTACCTGTAACAGTGATTCCAGCCGAAGTTACGTCTAATTTTTTCGTACCATTTGCATATAACTCTACATTTCCATCATGTATGATTTTAATACCATCTTCATCATCATGTGGCATTAAACGTATATTACCACCTACATCTCCAGCTACGTTAGCTCGAATCTTAATGTCACCTTTATCGTTATCTACGTAGAAATCTGTATCATTATGATATATACTCGTATCTGAGTTTGTACCTATGTGGATATTTACATTATCGTTGTATATATTATTTCCAGTAAATGTATTACCTGTAGTAGAAGCAAAGTTACCACTAGCTGTTACACCACCTTGCCAAGCACTTCCGTTATAAACTTTTAGTTCATTAGCAGATGTATTAAAGTATAAATCTCCTGCTGCAAGTGCATTACCTCCACCATCTGTTCCTGGGTTAGAACTTGCAATCTGATATTTATCAGTAAAGTTATTTACATTAGATATATTAGAAGCTACTGTATTAACATTTGATATACTACCAGCAGTTGTATTTACATTACCTATAGATCCAGCAACTAATCCTATATCAGTACCATCTGCTGCTACTACGCCTATATCTGAAGCATCAGCAGCTACAGCATTTATATTCGTAGCGTTTCCAGCTACAGCAGTAATATTGGAATTATTACCAGCAACTGCAGTTACATTTGAGTTGTTTGCAGCAACTGTAGTTACATTAGCAGATATACCTGCAACTGTAGTTATATTAGCAGAAATATCTGCAAGTGTATCCATATCTGATACAATCGCATTAGTACCTAATGTATTCATATCAGACACAGCATCAGCTGTACCTAATCTTCCTATTTCGGTTGCTTTACCAGCTACAGCTCCAATGTCTGAAGCATCAGCTGCAACAGCATTAATGTTTGTCGCATTTCCAGCTACAGCATTAACATTGCTAATATCTCCAGCTACAGTATTTACGTTAGAAATACTTCCAGCTACTGTTGTTATTTCTGTAGCTATAGGTACTTGCCTATGGAATGTATAAGTATTTAATGTCGTAGTTGTTTCTACAATTAAACCATACCCAGCTGTATATGTAGTACTATTAGCTAAACCATTAATGGTAACGGTTGAGTTTCCAACAGTACCATTAGCAATCGTTGCCACTCCAGATCCATTGGAGACCAAGTTACTTCCGAGAGCCTTAATAGATACAAGAGTTCCAGCCCCGTTATTAACGTCAGGGTTAGCGTTAGGAAAAGATGTTTCATTTGCTATAGGTACGAATCCACCAACGTCGTCTACTAAGTCAATTATTCTTGCATCAATAGCTGCTGTAGTCGCAACTTTATCATCAGCTGCACTCCAAGTTTCACCTGATTGTATCTCTTCTGCAGTATCTTTACCATAGAAGATTTCACCTGCTCTTTTTGCAGAGTAAGTTTTGGTATCACTTGTAGATGTACCAGAGGTAACTACTGCAGTACCACTCATGTCATTTATAACAGGAGAAGTAAGAGTTTTATTGGTTAGTGTTTCAGAGCCTGTTAATGTAGCTGCTCCTAAACCACTAATGTCACTCAGTGTTTGATCGGCTGTAGCACCTGCTTCAATACCATTAAGTTTACTATGATCAGCATCTGTAAAGACGTTTGAATCACTAGCTGCTTCTACAGCAGTTCTTATTTCTGAATTAGTTTGATCTGCTGTAGCACCAGTTTCAACACTATTTAATTTAGTATGATCAGCATCTGTAAAGACGTTTGAATCACTAGCACTTTCTACTAGAGTTCTTATTTCAGCAGCTGTTTGATCGTCTTTAGCTCCTGCATCAATACCATCTAATTTACTACCATCTGTTGCTACGTCTCTACCATCTACAGTACCTGAAACAGTTATGTTTCCAGTAACGTTTGTTGCACCAGTTGCTAAAGTACCATTTAATACTGTTGAACCAGTCACGTCTAAGACGCCACCGACATTTACATTATTATTATGTGTAGAAACCCCAGTAACAACTAATGTACTATCTAATGTTGCAGCACCTGTAACATCTAGTGTACCAGGGACATCTACATTATTAGTCCATTCAACTCCACTACCACCACTATCTGTTTGTAATAGTTGTCTTGGAGCTCCATCCTTTAATTTACTTACTTCTATTTCTGCACTAGGATGTACTGCTTCATTATATATAGAGTTTGGAGCATAGTGTTCTTGGTCTATAGAATCAGCTGCATAATGCTGAGAATCTACAGCGTCATTTACTATATTATCGCCATTTACAGTTATATCTGTAGGCAATGCTCCAGAATTAAGTTTCGCTAATGTAACCGCATCATCCTTTATTTTAGATGTAATAATTGCATCATCTTGGATGTCACTTGATTGAATGGGTTGTTCTTGGTTTTCATGTATACCAAATAAAGCTTGCTCTATATTGGCATTTAAATCACCTGCACGAATTGATGATCCAGCTGCAAAGACAGCTTTAGGATGTTCATCACCAGTATTTTTACCAACCGTTGTTTCTCTATAAACCCTGACGGCTACTCCAGTTTTAGGAGAACCGTCTGATTCCTGAACTGCACTATCAATACTAGTATTATTGAAAGTTATGTTAGCAGGAGAAAGTGATGCTGTATATTTAGTTGTTGCTTGCGCTACTCCATTAAGAGTAACCTTTATATCTTCAGTTTGTAAAACAGGGAAGCTATAAGTAAATACTTTATTAGAGCCATTTACACTACCGCCGTTATCTGTATAGGTTGCAGCCATTGTTCATTGTATTGTTTGGGCGGGTGGGTTTATCTGGTCGGTAAAATATATTCAGGATAGGCTTCATCTGTTAATTGATCTATGTTACCTACTCTTTGGTTATAGTCAGAATTAGCCTTCTGATATTCACGCTCTCTAATACCAGCTAACATTTCATCAGGTAAATTATTTTCTGCTAAACGTTTAGCTTGAGCATAAGCTAGTCTTAATCTAGAATAAATATCAGCATACTTAGCAGTATCTAATACTTCAGATGAAACTAAACCTCGTCTTTGAGCACGTATGATATTAGTAAAACCTTTAATACCGTTATATTCTAATCTATTAGCATCTCTCATTATTTCACGAATATTATCTTGATAAATACCCATCTCACCTATTATACTATTAATAGCTGATATTTCATGGTTCTCTAAGACGACACCACCTTGACTCATATTCATAGTTGGTGAACTATTGAATTCAATATCAATAAGGAACTGACGTTCTTTAGAAGGTTTATCGTGGATCTTGATTGGACCCATGTTAAATAAACGTATAAAGAAGTTCTCTTGATAACCAACAGGTTTACCATCAATAGGATCTACCAAAGGTGGTAAAGCATTTGAAGGATCAAAAGCATCTAACCAAGCATTCCTATTACGTAAGTTTTCGCTAAACTCACTACGTAGTTGTCTTAGTTGAGGATACATGAGCTTACCTAGTTCATTTCTTAAACTACCCATAGGTCCAAAGTTATTAAGAAAACTAGATGACCACCTAGAAGCTGCTGAACCATTACCTTGTAATACATCAAACATAGGCTCTAATTGAGCTAATACTGTTCTATTGGTAAGTGATCCTGCAAGAATAGCAGTTAACTTAGTACCCATATCTTCTATCATACTAGAAGTTAAAGTATCTGTGTTATCTACAACATCAGCTG